CTCGGCATCCAGGCCATCACGTTTACGTGGACTATGTACGAGTACGATCCACAGGTGCTATCGCTGAGCTTTGCAGGTGATGGGCGCCAGATCGGCGTCACATTCCGAGGGGCGCAAGAGGATACAAACGGTGTAGTACAGCCGGTGAAACTAGAGGCCCGAGGATGGGTTGCTGGTACTGATGGTGGCACCTGGGACGGCGGCACTCGACCGTCTGTGCAATTTACATTCAATGCTCGCTATATCAACCTAGAGATCGGCGGGCAGGAAGTCTGGGAGATTGATCCTATCAATATGGTAAGGCGCATTGGTGGTGTCGATGTTTTGGAACAGCAGCGTAATGCGATAGGTATTTGATATGAGCGCGAAGGTGAATAATAGTACAAACGTAAAGATTCCGTTAAATAGAACTGTGACAATCTGTGGTGTAGACGTTGACCATGTTGTCATGCGTGAACCTACTGTGGATGATTTTCTACAGATGAACAAGCGCAATATCCATGAGTCAGAGAAGGAGCTATTCCTCTTTGCTGATCTTCTCCAGATTGCACCAGATGATATCCGCAAACTGCCGATCAAAGTTTACATGACTATTCAAGGAGCATTCAAAGACAATTTTTTGTCGTAAGTTCCGAAGAACTAAAGCGCGCAGTATTCGTCCTATCCACTCACGTCCATTGGTCTCTATCTGAGATCAAGCAAATGCCGATATCCGAGTTGATCTCGTGGATGTCGGTCCTATCCAAAGAGGCCAATAATCATGGCTGATCTAAATTATCAAATAGCGTTATCTGCTGTTACAGATGCCAGCATCGGGTCAATATTCGGCTCAATGTCTGGGCAGCTAGGGCAGCTTGGTAGTGCTGTGCGTAATTTGGATAGAGTGATGAGAGCTGCGCAAGGTGTGCAAAGATTGCGCACCAGGTTGGATGAGCTTAATGCTGAAATGGAAGCTGGTACAAGGCCAGCAGAAGAAGTACAAAGAGAAATAGATCAAATTAGACGCGCGATGGAGCGTGCTGAGCAAGCTGCTCGTGATTATGGCATCGACCTTGACAACCTCGATGATCAACTAGATCAAATGGGCAGCGCTGCCGAACGAGCAAGGCGGCGCATGAATGACCTGGCCCAGGTGCAGGACCTAAACAGAAGGGGCATGGAGCTGGTAGGCGAGGCCGCGAAGGCCGCCGCAGCAGTTATGATTATGAAACAGCCTATAGCAGATGCGATAGAAATGCAATCTGCCTATACTGAGCTGAATCGAGCCATGAATGGCACGGAGCAACAATTTGCAGATGCCAGAAAATCAGTAGAGGCCACATCTCAAGCTACCGGAATTGCTGCTACGGAAATGGCAGCGCTTTACACTGCCGCGGCACAATCAGGCGCNNAATCCTGCTGATGCTGCCAAGGATTTTGAAAACCTGAAAAACTCGCTTGCCATCAATAGAGATGAACTTAGCGATCTTGCAGACGGCATTAATTATCTGGCAGACCAAGGTAATGCTGCCGTAAAAGGCATTGTCGATCTGACTCAACGTGTAGCCGGTATCGGTAAAGCGGCCGGCCTCAGTGGATTGCAGATTGCCGCTTATGGCTCATACGTAGAAGGTCTCGGTGAGCCGCCAGAACGAGCGGCCACAGCGTTAAGCAAACTATTTACTACCTTGACTCAAGGCTCGTCGATGTCTAAAGGAGCTCAAACGGCTCTTGCAGGCATCGGCCTCGACTCTGAAAACGTTGCAAAAATGATGCAACGAGACGCCACAGGCACGATAGACCTTGTTCTTAGAAAACTAAACCAGCTCCCAAAAGAACAGCAATTAGCTACGATTGGCGATATATTCGGCACAGAAGGTGCTGCTGTTATATCAAATATGGCGCAAAATCTTGATGGCCTCAATAAAGAGCTAGCTAAGGTTTCTGACAGAACAAAATATAGTGGTTCAGTACAATCAGAGTTTGAGCGTCAATCTCAAACTACATCGTTCCAGATCAATAGGCTAAAATCGTCACTTAATATCGCATCTGCAGCCGTAGGTGAGGCATTTTTACCTGCATTGGCTGATCTGACTAAAGCTACTGTTAATGTTCTAATACCTATAACAAACTTCATCCATGAAAACCAAGCTCTTGTTCGTGTAGTAGGTGGCCTTGCTTTCGCCTTCATTGGCGCGAAAGTGGCGATCATATCGCTCAATGCTGCCGCCGTGCTTACGAAGATGTCTGTATTGCAGACGAAAATGTTTATACAGACGCTGTCAGCAACAGTCATGAACCTCGGCGCAACATTCACCAGGCTGGCTGCTACCATAAAAGCTCTAGCCATTGGTCAACTTTTCACGCCATGGGGCCTCGCCATTGCTGGCGTCATGGCCGCTGCTTACCTTCTATGGAGATATTGGGACAGGTTTCAAGCATTCGCAAAAGGCGTGTGGCTTGGTATATCTCAGGCGATAAAGCCTCTAAAAGACGAGTTCCAGCCAATAATCGATGCAATGCAGCCATTGACAGACGCATTCTCAAACCTATTCGGCACAATATCAACTCAATCAAAGGCAAGCAAAAAAGACCTCGATGATTGGCAACAAGCCGGAATCGTGATAGGATCAGCATTCGGCGGCATTGCTTCAGCCATAATGACAGTACTTGACCTCATTGGATCGTACATCGGCTGGTTCTTCGGCAATCTTGTAGGATTATTCATCGCCCCTGTTGGTACGATTAAAAATGTATGGTCTGATATATCAGGATTGTTTACAGACATATTCGGGCCTCTATTGCCTTCAATAGAAGGCATTTTCAAAGATATTGGAAAAGCGATAACATCAGCATTTGATTGGGCTATGGAGCATGTTTCTGGGCTGATTGATTGGATAGCAGATAAGATAAGCTCTTTGCTATCGTTGCCTGGTAAAGTGACATCGGCAGTTGGTGACGCTGCAAGCTGGGTAGGCAACAAGGTGGGCGGCGCTACTGATTGGGTGTCGAGGCAGTTCGGTAGCAGTGATGTGCAACCAGTTGCCAAAATGCCAGGGCCTGTTACGGCAGCAAATGATCAATCATATAATGTTCCTGCGACATCACCAATAGTACCGCAAAATAACGTTATTCCGTTCCCAGTGCAACAGCAGCCAGGAGCTAAAACCACCACCAACAATCAAACCAATAATACTACAGTCAATGCTCCAATCACTATCAACGCTCCACCTGGATCGAGCCCACAGGATATCGGGCAGGCGGTATCAGACCACCTGCGCAAAGCACAGGAAAACTCACAGCGCCAGCAACGTGCGCAGATGGTAGACTGATATGCCTGCGACAATGATAGCATTGGGTGATTACAGATTTCAGTCTGACGAAAACCCATACGAAACATTTCAGCGCAGCCATACGTACAGATGGCCGTCACAGGATCGCATCGGCGTATATCCTATCCTGCAATACGTCGGACCAGGCGAGCACAAGGTTACGTTATCTGGCACCATGTACCCGCTACTTCGTGGTGGCATTGAGCAATTTGAACTGATGATGGCAGAGGCCGGTAAAGGCAACCCATTGCGCATGGTTGATGGCCTAGGTAACGTATGGGGTCTGTGGTGCATTACGAACATTACTGAAAACTATAGTTATATGTTCCAGGACGGATTGCCACGTAAAATAGAGTTTACGATGGAGCTTACCTACTATGGCGAGCCATATGCCACGCCAGAAGGCGCCCCGAGTAACCAAAACAGCAACATCGGCACAGTAAGGCCAGATGATGAACAATTCACAGCAGATCGAGAGGCATATATTGCAGGCAGAGGATCGCCTGTAGATGATAATCCATACCAAAGTAATGAAGAAAGATTGGCCTATAATCGCGGAAAGGTCAGGAGGCTTGGCGGTGACGTGACTGGTGACTATGGCGAGCTGCCTCCAGATATGACGCCAGCAGAGTCAGAAGCATTTTATCGCGGCTTTGATGATGGCGGCAATATAGGCGCCACACCAGACGTAACGAGCCAAGGTTTGGCAAGCAACACTATAGAAGTAGGATCAAGCCAATATGCAAGCGTCAATGCAGCGAGACAAACGCAAATAGATTATAGTGGAGAATATACTGCTGATATCGAATATGATTGGGATATTGGAGAAACGATTACAAGCACGGATGACGAAGCAATGATGGCAATGGAGCAGGGAATTGCAGACGCCAGAAGAGGCGCTCCATGAAAAAACATGTTACCATGGAAGGCGAGACGATGGAATATATCGCCTATCAGGTATATGGTTTCGAGCAGCAAGGCTTCGATCTATACGAGCATCCATCAAACTACGGTCTTGCTCTCAATGATGCGCATATGCCAGGAAGCCTGACCGTAACGCTACCTGATTTCCCAAAGCCATCACGATACGAACCATATACAAAGCTCTGGGATTAACCAGCAATGCGTCCTGATTTCTACGTAAAAATTGACAGAGACGGCCAGGACATTACAGACAAGGTCAGGCCGCATATCCTTAGTTTATCAATCACAGACAACGCAGGCATAGAATCTGACAGCGCAACGCTCACATTGGATAATGCCGGACAAAAAATAGACCCACCACGTACAGGCGTAAAGCTTGATATTGGCCTCGGCTACGCAGAGACTGGCCTCGTATCGTTCGGCCTGTACGTGGTTGACGAGGTTAAAATACAAGGCCGTCCAGATACGATAGAGATAACAGCAAAAGCAGCCAATTTCACCGAGACGTTCAAGTCACAGAAGACAAGATCGTTTGATAATACTACTCTTGAAGAGATTGTCAATACTATTGCGAAAGAAGAGCAGCTGCAACCATTGGTAGGCGATGAGCTTAAGCATATAAAAATATCTCATATCGACCAGACCAATGAATCAAATATGCATTTTATCACCAGGATCGCTGCGCAATATGACGCCGTCGGCAAACCTATAGGCGGCATGCTAGCAGTAGAGAAACACGGCCAAGCCAAAAGCAGGACTGGTAAAGAGCCAAAGGATATACCTGTGACTGTGGATATGTGCACTCGATGGAGCGCAAATATCAAGGACCAGCCGAGGTACTCGAAGGTTAAGGCGAAATATTACGATAAGAAGTCTGCATCATATATCGAAAAAGAATCAAGCGGTGGCGCTGCTGATGGACCGACGCAGACGCTAAAGAAAACCTACCCAACAGAAGAAGAAGCACAAAGCGCTGCTGATAGTGCAATGTCAAACCTCAATCGAACTACAGGCGATGTATCGCTAACCATGGTTGGCGATCCTAGATTGAGAGCAGAGTATTATGTACAGTTGAAAGGATTCCATCCATTGATCGACAAAAGATGGCTCATCAAAACTGCCACTCATTCCATTTCTTCAAGTGGCTATACTACTGAATTGTCATGCGAATCTGAAACGAAAACAGGAGGTAGCCCTGCAAAAGGCAAACCACCTACCTCGCCGACCATGACGTTGGAAGAGATGCAGCAGCAGATCGAGGCTAACAGGCAGAAAAAACAATGATCGGCATGGACCGTCATACTGGAAAGCGCATAGACGGCATAGAGCACCTGGCAATGCGCATCAACGATGTGTTGACAACATTTATAAACACACGTATAATGAGACGAATGTACGGCTCTGACATCATCAATCTTATGGATGCCCCAATCAACCAGCAAACCATTGTCGATTTCTATGCAGGAATAGCTGATGCTTTTCTAAATCCAATAAACGGCCTCACTGACGTAGAGCTGATCAAGGTCAAAGCCACCTCGGCCACAGCAGGACGACTTGAAGTTGATATCGAGGCCAGGTGGTTGCCGACAGGTGAGCCTATCAAATTGCATAATATGATCATCACATAATGCCTACTCAGCCAACAGTCACCGAAAAAGATCTGCGCTATTTACAGCCGCCATCGCAGGCCGGGAACTTTGTGCCGATCGACCTGTCTCAGGTTGAACCGCCTGATATTGTCGAGCAGCTNNGACTATGAGCGCGTCAGGCAGGCGATGATCAATGATTTCAAGCAGCGATGGCCTGACTTTGAAGCGCTCGTAGAATCTGATCCAGCAATTAAGCTTCTTGAAGTTGCTGCTTATCGCGAAACGGTATTAAGATCGAGAATCAATCATGCTGTAAGGTCAGTGCTTGTGGCCTA